GTCTTCTATTTCTTCTACTAATATATTAACTACATCTTGAATAAACTGAACATTAATTAGCCCTTCTGCAACCTGTCTTTCTCCCTGTATACCTATATCTAATGCTTTAACTGCGTCAAAAGCTCTTTCAAAATTAAGTAATTGTAGTTCTGAACCAGCTTTATCTCTAATACCTTTATACATTTCCTGATGTTCTTCTTGCATCCTAGCTAACTTTGTAGATTCGTTATCTTGTACTTTCTCCATAGCCTTAGCTTTTGTTTCAGCTAATCTTTGTTTCCAATCGTCTGCACGCACCCAAGCATATATAGTTTGCTCACTCATAACCACACCGTGTTCTGCAGAAACTTGCAAAGCTATTTCTTTTGCAGAGTATTCCTCTGTCAAATATAATTTAAATGCACGGTCTTTAACCGCTTTAGGTAATTTTTTAGGCATTACATATATGCAGCATTAGACCATCCTGTATCAGCGTTTCCTGATTCAATACTTCCTCCATGTGGGCTTCCATCTGATTGTAACAATTTACTAAAATCCATGCCACCTTTATTTTTATTACCAGCAGCATTAAAACATTCTGGTACTTTGTGTTTTACGCCACCTGTGGTGGTTATCTCTTTAAATTTTATACCTATCTCAGCTCTGCTACATACACCCCTTATCATTGCATCTTTTGGACCAAGAGGTTTATACTGAGGATTTTCTAGTAAAGTTGCTATAGTTCGTTTAGCTCCTTCAGTTTGTACATTGTGTATACATTTGTAATAGTCACACCACACAACCTTAGCATACTTTGCTTTGAACTCTTCAGCAGTCATGCCTTTGGGTAACTTATCTTCTATCTTGTTATCTTTGGGTTTAGGTGTATCATAAAAATATGTTTTATTTTTTTGACCTGTAGTTTTTTTATACCCTCTAGGTGCTGCCATTTCTATTCTCCTTCACTGAGTACAATGCGATGCACGCAGCATCAGCATAATCTTGTTCGGGGAACTCGTCTCCCCACTTTTCTATTGCATATTTTAGTATATCATCTTTTGTAGCTTTACCACTACCTAATATATGTTTCTTCCAAGTACCATTATCTACTAATGCTGTTGGGATATCACTTAAACATAATGTGCCCCAAACAGCTCCAACTACTTCAGATAAAGTACGCACTACATTTCTGTTTTGTGCAAATATGGGTTCTTCAATTACAGCATAATTTACAGTGTCAATGTTAATCTCTTCTACTAAGATTCTAGCAAAGTTATCCATTAACTCTGGAAATCTGTCTTTGAATGATTTTTTAGTATTACAATCGGCTTTGTAAATTTTTATTAAGTTTTCATCTTCATCTAGCTCTACAATATGAATTGCTTTACTAGAGGTATCTAGCCCTATATATTTCATAGTTCTATTGTAAAGGTATATCTTCCTTTATAATCTGTCTAGATGTTAACTTATCGTACACTTTATCTTCTAGTGCATCTCTTTTAAATACAGCTATAGTTGCTCCTACACCTACTGCAAGTGCTCCTACTACTGGTAAACTCTTTACTATTCCCTTTGCTACGTCTTTACTTGTCATTACTTCTCCTTTAGTTTATTCTCCTTCTAGGATTTTCATACCTAGGGCAATTATACCACCAATAGTTGCTGTAGATACCTCTGGCATCTGATAAAACAAGCCTACTACTGATAAAATAGTAAGGCATAATATTGCTAAAAATATTTGTGGTCTGAATTTTCCCATATTAATATAAATCTCCTATTATTATTATACTAAGTTTTATAGATTTTTATCAGTTCTTAGTGAAACAATTCTAGAAAGGGTGTTATAACACTGACTAAAAGTGTTTAATCTACCTTCTTCGTACCTAAAACTAGTTTCTAACTCTACTTTTTTCTTAAATAAATCTTTTAGATGGTCGTGAGAAGACATAATTAATCCTCTAGCTTCATCTCTAGTAGGCTTTTTACCATCAATTGCTGACATAAATTTTGCAAAAGCAGCATTATACTCTTCATCAAAGATAGCTGAGATAGCTCCTACTTTAGCTCGTAGTGTAGCCACAACGTGTTCTAGTATAGCTTTACCCCCACCATATATAGCTAATAGTTTTTGTAACTGTTGATTTGATGCAGAACTAACATCTGCCCAATCTACGTCTTTTTCAGCATCTAAAAATTCTTGATTGAATTTAATCCATGGTACGCTAGGAACAGAATCTCTTTCTTTCTTAGCATAGTCCATTACATCATCATAACCCCATTTTCTTTTCATTATGTCCTCCTGTTTTTACATTTGCAATACCACATACCTGTACATGTTTCAGGTTCTGTAGTCATTGTCATTATTTTTTCACATCGTTTTAATATATTATCCCACGTCTTTTTATCTCTGTCAACTTTAAATGCTTTTAGGTTTTGGTCATTTTTGTTTTCATACATAACCACACCGTAATCTCTGTCAGTTAAGTTAAGATATATCTGTAACTGTATCATGTGTTCATGTTTTGGGGCTTCTTTTAAATCTTTGAAGTCCTCATCCTTTATAGTTTTCAACTCTAGTAAGGCTTCTTCATGCTTGTCGTGCTTTATTATGAAGTCAATCCTACCTGATATAGGAGGGTTTTCACTTTTTATAGATACTTCATCATCAATATATAGTTCGGCTTTTTCTAAATACTTTTTCATACGTCCTTCAAATGTACCCCCGTGGTCAAATATTCTTTGTATGCGGGGTTTTATAGTATCCCAATCAAGTAAACCATTATATGCCATATATAAATATTTATCACAAGGATTACCAAATACAGACGGATAAAACTTACCTTTGGATGGGGGACTGTTTTTTCTACCAAGTACATTATCTATAGATTTTAATAACCATCTATCTTGATTCTTAGTTCGTTTACCCTTTGAAGGGGTCATATTGCTTATAGCTTCAATTCCTGCCATATCTTTGCCTTTATATCTTTATATGTTTTTTCTTTTACATGTACAATTTCATATCCTGCTTCTTTTAGATACTCATCTCGTAATGCATCTCTTTTTGCAAAGTGTCCAAAAGGACCATCTGCTTCTATTATAACATCCATTTCCGTTATTATGAAGTCAGGTACGTACTTACCTACAGGCGTTTGCCATGTGTATCGTAACCCCACCTCATCAAGCACTCTCGCTATCAGATTCTCCTGTAAGGTATGACTTTTTCGTGGCATCTACAAGCTCCTCATATTCTTTCGGGTTTTCTTTGAACCATGTAACAACTGCGTTCATACCTCTAAAATTAACTGTTTTATAATAATACATAGCACCTTTTTGTTCAATGATGTTTTCTTCTAAGGCTACTCTTACATAAGTTTCAATCATGTCTATACCACCATCAAACTTAAACGGTACGATAGCTTGTTCAAACTTTTCTCCACCAAACTTATCTTTTAGTAATCTAGCGTTTATTTCAAACCCCATTCTATCTGCCATGTTTTTTGACCCACTTTTACCGGGTTTAGTTAACCAAGAGCCTCTAGTAAAGTGCATACAACAGTGTGAAAAGTATTTTTGTCCCTCTCCACCCGGCATTGTATCCATCATTTGTACATTACCCATAGTACCTCTAGTCTGATTTATAGCAACAAAAGCCCCGCCGTGTTTTAATTCAGGTATAAGTCTCATTAACATTTGATTCCAAGCCCTAGATTGCCATGCAATAGGACTATGCCCTACGCCATCTTCATGTGTAAAAATATCGTTAGGTACTAAACCTGCTACACTATCTAAAACTACTATATCTGCACCAGCTTGTAATGAGTTTCTAGCAGCTTTGAATGCTTCTTCAGAAGTATCAGGGTCATAAACTAACATTTCTTTTGTATTTAGTCCACTCTTAGTCATCCAGTCATTATCCCATGATTTCTCTAAATCAATCCACACAGCTACTCCACCCTCTTCCTGTACGGTCTTGCACAATTGTGAAGCAACGTAAGACTTACCCGATGAAAATCCACCAAATAAAAGAGTAAATCTTTTTCTAGGTATACCTCCATGTGTAATCTTGTCTAGTTGTGGGATGTTAAAAGGTATTTTAGTGTACTCAAAAACTGTATCATCTCCAGTCGTAGCTTTTACTTTTTTATCATTTAGTAAACTGCTAAATATTTCTTTTGCATTTTCTCTCATATTAAATCTTCACCTTTTTCAACTCGTCTTTTTATATTTCTTTTTTGTATTGCCTCTGCCCAAGCCATGCATACAGCACCGCATTGGATAAGTTCGTTATATAATTTAGTTGTATTTTTTTCGTATACTTCTCTAGCTACTTCTCCAAACTCTTCACCTAGAATTACAGTCCAATATTCATCTGTATGATTTATTTGTTCGCCCCATTGCTTTTCTTGTGCTTCTCGTTCAGATAAAAATTGCTCTGTAATTATAGCTCTAACATGCTCAACTTCCATCCTTCTTTTTTCCCTTCTTTAGGATTCCCCTAATCTCACCATCAACTTTATCGTATACTGCTTTGTATGCTTTATCTAATGTTAATCCCGCTTCTTCTAGTTGTTCTTCTATTGGTAATTCAGTATCAATGTCATGAATCTCCATGTCCATTCTTGCATACTGATTGGTTTCTAATGGACCTACTCTAAATGTAAATCCTAATTTAAGTCCTACTTTAGCCATTTAATCTCCTTTTGCCTGAACTTTGCATTTCATTTGTTAATTCTCTTATGGAAATTAAAACCCCTTTTGCACTTCTTCCGTCACTATCTTTATCTCCCATAGCCACTACTTCTGTAGCTTCATCAACTAATCTTTTAATCATTGAGGTGGGGGCTGCTATTATACCTTGTTCTTCTCCATCAGCTTCTAATATATGAATCCACCAATCTGCTTGAGTGGTCATAATACCTGATGGTGCCCCATTACCTTTATTCTTTCTTTCATCATATATTTCAATAGCTAAGTTTCCTGATGTAGCCCAGATACCTCTTTCAGTTTTAACTTCAACTTTACCATTACCTGATAATTTAGATATCCAATGTTCACCATTTTCTCCAAACGCTAAGTCATATCTCCAATCTTTATTGTGAGTTACTGTCATCTACTAGCTCCTTCGCTATCAACATATCTATATATTGCTTTGCTTTATAAAGGTCTTTGATACCATCTTTATATCTCCACCTTGTTATATATTTTATCACATTTCCCTCTGCAAAGTTCATCTGATTGTCGTGTATGTAATCAAATGGCTCTATATCAAAATGGTAATGTTTAGGGTCAACATCATTATCTCTATTGTATGCTTCTGTAAAACTATACTGTTTAGGTTTATCTGGTGTCTTATCTACTAAGTTTTTTATACCCCACTTTGTCATCTGTCTATATTCTGCCCATGATAAGTGTGAATAGTTTTCATTGTAGTCTCGCCACATCCCTTCTGTAAAATCGTATGGGGCGTTTGGGTTTTGCCATCCTGATGGTGCCATTTTATATCTCCTCTGTCGGTGTTAATAAGTCTTTCATAATTACAAATATAGGAGTTCTATCTCCCATCCATGCCCCCTCAGTATTATATTCAAAGTATTCTACTGCTTCCATATATGCTTCATCGCCTATATCTTGGACAACTTTAAGTTTTTCTTCTGCGTCCATTTTTTCAAACTCATGTTCTTTCTTTTTTTCTTTATAAAAATCTCTAGCAATTATTTCTATTGCTTTTTCTCTATCGTATATAGCATAGGGTCCGTTAAACTGTTGAAATCCTAATCCTATAAAGGCTTCTTTTAGTCCATTATAGTATATAACTTCATCATCATTTTCTTCACAATGAAATACATCTTTGCTAGACATCCTGTTCCCTACTCTTTCTTAGCTTATTAGCCTTTTGTTGTTGCCGTTTTACACTCTTAGGTACAAACTCTTGTCGTTGTCTGTATGTATTTAAAGTGTCATCTTTTTGTAAACTCTTTTTAAAACGTCTTAAGAGTTTTTCAAATGTTTCGTTTTTCTTTGCTGTTACTTTCATTAGTCCCAATCTATATGTTCTTCTAAATTAAACTTGTTTATATCATCAAAATCTTTTTTTACTGCCCATGAAGGGTCACATACTTCCATATCCACCTCTAGTGGAATGTTAAGTGTATTCTCCTTCATTAATCTTCTTATCTCAGGGGCTACATCATCTACCTCATCTTTATGTACCTCACAGATAATCTCATCATGCACTTGTAGTAACAGATTACTCTTCTTATCCTTTAGGTATTCTGCCACAGCAACCATACGCTCACTCATTATATCTGCACTAGTTCCTTGAATCAGGTAGTTAACACCCTTATATCCAAACTCACTAGGTACTCTATATACTCTACCATACTTATTCCTAACTTTACCATCTGCTTTTATCTTCTTTATAACCGCATTGAAAAACTTTCTAGAGCCTTTCATATTTTCTAAGTATGTGTTTTTATATTGAGCAGCTTCATCAGGAGTAGTATTAAGTTGTAAAGCTAGTTTATCTTTACCTATGCCGTATATTACTCCAAAAGTAATTGACTTAGCTAACTGTCTAAAAAACTTGAACTGAGAATCATCTTCTGCAATGTTAAAAGCTATCTTAGCAGCTTCCCCATGAAAGTCTACATCATCTTGTTTCATCAATTCATTCATCTCTTTGTTATCTACATAACTCATAAACACCCTAACTTCCATCTGAGAGTAATCATAAGCTATCATTTTGTAGTCATTTCTAGGTATAAACAAGTTTCTTATAGCAATTTGTCTATCGTCATTAGCGTTAAACTTATCCCCACCTAAAAAGCTCCATGTTTCTAATACATCATCGGTTAGTTCTGTATTTGCATTACCACCTTTGCTAGATACAATGGCTGCTACCCTATCTCTAACATCCGCTTTGTCTGATTCTGATAGTTGTCTATCCTCTATGTAAACTGTATCTCTAGGTATATTCTGTAGATTAGGGCTACTAGATGAAAGTCTTCCTGTAACTGTACCCCAATTATTAAAACTAGTATGAAGCACAGGCAGTTCTAAGTAAGGTTCTATATATGTAGACCTTATTTTCTCTAAAGCTCTATATTGTCTTATCAATCCCGCTAGTGGTGAGTTTAATCTTACAAGGGCTTCTTCATTCCACGCTTCTGCACCTTTTGCAGTGCGTAATGGAGAATGTATTCCCATAGCATTAAATGTTTCCCCTAACTGTTTAGTGCTACTAATATTAAACTCATACCCCACTAATTTATATATCCTGTTTTTAAGTATATCTATGCGTTTTAAAGTCTTATCATATGCTTCTTTAGCGTAATTATTGTTTATTAACACGCCCCGTTTTTCCATCATGTATAATGTTTTAGTTAAATCATTCTGAAATCTAAATAAATCTAGTTGATTTGATAATTCTAAATTACGCAACCTATCTTGATAAACTTTTCTAGTCCAATACACATCTTGTACACAATAAGGTCCTAAATAATGTGGGGGTGTGGCAGCAAAGTTTTTATTCCAAGAATGTTTTCTTAATATCTTTTTAGTTTCTACGTCATATAATCCAGCATTTTCTCCATAACTTCTAATAATTGTGTCTGTAAGACTTAATCTGTTCATAGTTGTGGGTTCAGTCATTCGTACCATAACTAGTACATCTACAAGATTCATATTAGGTATGTCAATACCCTCATTCTCTAAAAACTTAGCATCAAATTTTACATTGTAACCAATCAGACTTTTACAATTATCATTAATAAACCCTACTAATTCATTAAGTTGGGCTTGTGATAAATTGTTATACTGAACAACGTCAGTATCTTCTACCCATGTAGTAGTTGGTACCTCTTCTTGATTAATAACTTCCCCAGCTTCGTTTTTAGTCTTAACTATTTTAGTAGATGGGATTTGTTTATAAAAAGGTTCATCATACATAGCTTGATGTCTGAAAGGAAAATAATAAATTTGAGAGTCTTTGTCAGTTACAGGCACTAATCCTATACCACATATCTGATTCATATCGTAGGGATTTAATCCGTTAGTCTCTACATCAATAATCCACTCTGATACGTTAGGTAATGAATTTAATGTTTGTTTAAATGTGTCTGAAGTTACTATCATATCTGAATAAGCAAGACCCCCCGGCAGGACATACGCCGGAGAGTCTTTAATTATGGAGGTTGCTACCTTAGAATAAAGAGTCGTCATTATCATCAACGCTTACCGCGTCTGATGGTACGTTGTCAGAAGATGCTACATCACCAGCACCATATCTCTGACCTAAATACTCTTTAATAGGTGTAAGATTTTGTACTTCTGCTTGTTTATCATCAGGTAACTCAATGTTTCCTGAAGTAGAAGTAATTGTGTATGTAGTGTCTAGTGCACTACCTCTTCTTTTAACTCTAAGAACAGCCTTATTTAAAGCCCCATTGTCCTCAAAGATATCTACAAACTGATTCCAATTGCTGTTTTGTGCTCCAAAAGATAGAGTTAAAACTTTAAAATCGTTAACAGTTTCTTTGTATAGCTTACTACCAGAAGGACTAGTCACCTCTTCCCATGTATCTACTCTTTGTTCTGCATGCATTATTTCTGTTACATACACCCAAAGTGCGAACTTGTGTCTTGGTGCTCTTCTTCTCCCATCTTCGTAAACCATAGCTTCACTAGGCACAGATGCAACGGGTTCTCCGTCTACAACTAATACGCTAGTCCAGCTCTTGTCCATACCTTGCTGAAATTCATACACATGAAAGTCATCCAAATGTATGTCGCCCTCTTCACCTGTGGCGATACTTTTCATGAAAACTTGGTCCCCATCTTTAAGCCATACTTCTTTACCAGAAGATTCTGACCCTAATGGTGTCCTGTTTTCCCTACTCTGTATAGTGTTTTGTATCATACCAATTCCTGACATTACGTCTCCTTTACCAGTATTTTTTATTTTTAATTACATTTTTTAGTATACCATAAGATTTGATGTCTTGCACATCTTTATATCCTTCAGGTATATTTATATAAGATACTTTGATTTTATTACCTAATAAATCAAAAGCTCTTTTCTTTCCTCTTTGCCCTGCTTCATCATTATCTAAACATAGTATAAGTTCCTTAGTAGGTAATGTCAATAGCAAATCTCGTTGCTTATCAGACATACTCATTCCTAATAAAGCTACAGCAGGAAAACCTAACTGATTAAGCCACATAGCATCTAAAGGTCCTTCTGTAACACACACATATTCACTATCGCGTATGTAAGGTTGTCCAAATAATATATGTGATTTCTTCAAACCCTTTGAATATAAGTATTTAGGGATTTGTTTTTCTTGTCTGGTAATCCAACCCACTGTTCTAAAGTTGTTATCTTTTACAGGTATTATCAAACCATTTGCAGGAGATATACCACATAACCATTTCTTCATACTTTGTTTGTCAAAACCCCTATCAAATATCCATTTAGGAACCATTCCTAGCTTAAAAGGAATGTTTACTTCAGGTAATGGTCCTTGTTCTTCTACAATAGGCTGAACAAATAACTTTTTGCTTTGCAAGTCTTTGTAGTCAGATAAGTATTGATTTACTTGCCTAAAATCCCAATCTTTATATTGTTGTAAAAAACTCTTTAGACCACCTTGCCCACATCCAGCAAAACATATCCAAACCCCTTTATCTAAATTTATAGAACAAGATTCAGATGTATCATCATGAAAAGGGCACAGTATAGATATCTCATCAGTACCAACAGGCACATCTATACCTAAATTAAGTAGTGCTTGGGTCCAATCTATCATGCTATTTACTTTGTATGCGGTATATGTAACCATCGCTTTCCTTCCAAAAACCCTCTGGGAATGTAGTTCCGCATTGAAAACAATATGGGTCATTCTTCACTAAGCCTAAAACTTTTTTATTTAGTAGGTCATTTGCATCAACTATAGTTTTACCTGTTCGTAATGTACCCTTAGCTGAACACTTACCACATTTTAAATTAATTAAACGTGCCATGATTCTCCTCTATTCTGCCTCTATCAACATCCCATACAAATTCTGTAGTAGATGAACCTAAATCTCCATCTCTATATTTTTGGAATGCTATTTCTCTTAGTTGAGGCTCGTCTTCTACCATACACATTGATATTGCTACGTCTGATGCTCTTATTAAAGCATCTCCAAAAGCTACTTGTCCTGCTGTAGGTTGAGAAAACATATTAGCAGCATCTCTAGTTGCTTGTGTTGAGGCAATAACTGTAGTGTTAGTTGACAACGCCATGGTTTTAAGTCCATAAAATAACGAATGTGACTGTTCCCATGCTGCTTTATTCTTATCAGCAGTAGATACTAAGTACACCCCATCAATAATTAGCACGTCTGGACTATACTTACGCACTAAATTAGTAATACTAGGTAGTGATATACTATCTTCACCACTAATATGGTCACATACTAGTAGGTTCTTATAGTTTACTTCCTCTAAAAAGCGTTTATACTCGCCTTCATCTATCTCTTTACCGTTTCTAAGGGCACTATGCGATAGTTTATAGCCTAATGAGTGCCCTAATAGGACATCCATACGCAATCCTATTGATGCTGTAGGCATTTCGGTAGATACTAGTAGTGTTTTGTGCCCACTACGCACTGAATCAGCTGCTAACTTGCAACATAACCAAGTTTTACCGACTGTAGGTCTTGCATAAGACGTAATTAAGTCTCCGGGTTGCCAACCAACCCCTGATGCATTGATTAAATGGAAAGGAGTGCGTATTCCTATCAATCCGTCACCCATTTGCCTAATCTTACTACGTCTCTTCCACTCTTCATACCTATCTAGTCCCCCGCTATCGTATTGATTAACATCTTCATCGTGTAATATCTCTATATCACTAAGCCCTTCTATTAAACTACCCAATGCTTTCTTAGGGTTTTCGTCTAATACGGCTTGATTAGAGTTAATAGTGTTTACTATATTCCTAAACATAACCTGTTTGCTAAATTCATCAAGAGCATAATTAAAATTTACTGATTGTGCATCAGGTTTTAATGTATCAAACTTCTCTATCAACAATTCTGGTTTAGGGTACTCTTTATATGAGTCGATATGGTCTTGTATAAACTTAAATGTTTCGCCGTGTTCTGCAAAATCTTTAGGTGAATGAGCAAAATGTTTATAATTACTCGATTCACACAGACTAAAAATGACTGCAGACTCTATAAAATTATAATTTTCCAATACTATTTCTCTTCGTTTAACTTATTTCTTAATGATTTTTTTACTTTGTATATGGAGTAGTTTACCACAACTTCTTCTCCATTGACAATCTTTGTGTCAGAAATACTTTTTAACTGTTCTTCTATGTCTTTCATAGTATGGTTTTGGAACTTTTTAAGTAAGAACTCTTTTTCCCCTTTATCTAATTTAAGGGATTCTAAATAATCTACGAACTCTACTTCATCTAAGTTTACATCTAATTGTTTTACAAAGTCACTTAATCTATATGAGTTATCATCTTCAGCAGTTTCTAAGTCTAAACTATAACTTTGTATTTTTTTACTTGCTTGCAACCATAGTGTTTTCAATCTATTCACCATAGCTGTGTGTAAATATGTATGAAATATAGCGTTCCTATTTGGTTTATATAACTTGGCTGCTTTAAGAACTATCATTCGTAATTCTTGTGCAAGGTCATCTCTGTCATAACCTTGTATATAAATGTTTGACAACATTTTGTTAATCTTCGGCTCCCATTGTAGTATTAGGTCGTTGTCTATTTTCATTTGATTTTTGTTTCCTATATGTTTGATAGCAATCTCTTGTGCAATAAACATTCTTTAATTTTAATCTATAGCCCTGCATTACTCTTTTTCTGCTCCTATAAAAAGGAACTCTACAAAAGGAACAGGTTAATCTTATTCTATTCCACCTAAATCTACATTCACCATCATGTAGTCCGTAGCGGTCCGTAGTTATCTCTCTACATACTTTACAGTATACCACAGGTTTAGGTTTGGGTGGGTTGGTTTCTAGATTGTTCTGGAGTAAAACTCTTCTTGTATACGATATATCTGCCCCTGCTCGTCTTGCAATTTCAGATGTAGACATAAAAGGGTT